CAGGCGCAGCGTTATAGCGTGCCGATGTGGTACCCGGATTATGACGGGTACTACTGGGCAGACGGTCTGACGCTGGACGCCGAGGGTGGGGATTACCAGGCCATTGAGTACCTGCGTATTGCTGATAAAGCTGCCCGTCGTGTGCGTTTGCAGGCAATTGCCAAAATCGCAGACCGCTCGTTAAACAGCACGCCGTCCAGTATTGCCGCCAACCAGGCGTATTTCGCCAAGGTGCTGCGTGAGATGTCGATTTCAAGCCAGATTAACGGCATCACCTTCCCCGGCGAAGTGAAACCGCCGCAGGATGATGACGTGACGATCACCTGGCAATCGGCCACGAAAGTGGCGGTGTACATCGTGATCCGCCCGTACGAATGCCCGAAAGGCATCATGGTGAGCTTGTTGCTGGACACCAGCCTGACAGGGAGTAATTAACGATGAAACGTATTTCAGGCCAGTCCACCGATGTGCGCATTGACGGTGACCTGGTTCACATTGAAAAGGTCAGTTTGGACATCACTGACAACACGGCGGCCGCGCAAACGCAGGGTGTGCCTGATGGTCACGTGTCCGGGGATGTGGCGGCCGAGGGGGAAATTGAAATCACCTCCAAAGTGCTTACGCAACTGACAGCCATTGCACGGCGTGCCGGTTCGTGGCGCGGCATTGACCCGGTGGATCTGATGTTCTATGCCAAGGCCGGTAATGAAGAACTGAAGATTGAAGCCTTTGGCTGCAAATTGGTGCTGAGCAACCTGCTGGATAACGATCCAAAGGGTGGCAGCACGCTGAGCCATAAAATTAAGTACATGGTCACAAGCCCGCAGTTTGTGCGCATTAACGGCGTGCCGTATCTGGAAGATGAAGATACGCGCAACCTAATCGGATAAGGACTTTGCACGGATGCAAGAGCATGAAAAAAGCCTGTTGAGCCTCATTATCCTGGGCGCACTGATTGCCCTGGGTAAGGCGCTGAACAGCAGCGAGCCAATGACGACGCGGCTTTTTGTTGGCCGCATGATTTTAGGTTCGGCCACATCGGTGGCGGCGGGGGCAATCCTTATCTGGATCCCCGGCATTTCACCGCTGGCCATCAACGGATTGGGCGCGGCGTTGGGGATTGCAGGCTTTCAGGCCGTTGAAATCTGGCTACGCCGCAAGGGGAGCAGTTTGTTAACAGGGAAGAAACCGCAATGACGTTAAGCGAAAAACAGCAGCTGTTCACGCAGCTGATTGCCCAGCTGATTGAGTGGGCAGGGGAACGCGGCTACCGGCTGACCTTTGGCGAAGCCTACCGCACGCCGGAACAGGCCAAACTGAATGCCAAAAGCGGCGCGGGGATTGCCAATTCGTTGCACACGCAGCGTCTGGCCGTGGATTTTAATCTGTTCATTAACGGCCAATACCAGACCAGCACCGAGGCGTATACGCCGCTGGGAGAATATTGGGAATCGCTGGGCGGCGTCTGGGGCGGGCGTTTTAAAACCCGCCCGGACGGCAATCACTTTAGCCTGGAACATAACGGGGTGAAGTGATGGGCAAGCAGCTGGTGATCGCCGTTCTGGCATTGTTGGCCGCGTTCGCCGCCGGGTGGCGGGTGAATGCCTGGTACAGCGACAGCGTGGAATTGGCGATCACCACCGCCGCCCACGCTGCCGGTGAATCTTCCCGCCTTGCCGGTGAGAAGGTGGCCAGTGAATCCGGCCGCAGGCTGGAGGAAAAATTGGAGGCGTTACGCGATGCGCAGCCTACGGAAATCCGAACTGAAATACTCAAACCGGTTTTTATTAATGAGTGCTTGTCTGCTGAGTTTGTCAGCATGTTCAACAACGCCGTCGATAAAGCCGAGCGTGCCTTATCAGGAAAACCTGTTAACCAAGTGCCCGGTAAAACTCCCGCGCATTAATGGGGTAACGGGCAAAGATATTGCAGAAACTTTATTAATACTGACGCCGCAATATTCAGAGTGTGCGGCGCGTCATAACCAATTAGTCGATGAAATAAACCAACGGAAGGAAATAAAACAATGAGTAAAATTATTATGAATGTAAATGGCATTGCGCTGACCTTTGAACCAAATGCCACCGCCTACAATAAATTCATTAATGAAATGGCGATGGATAATAAAGTGGCACCGGCAAATAACTACCTGCGCCGTATTATTCACGTTGAATGCAAAGAAGCGCTGGATTCGATTCTGGAAATTCCCGGTTCCGCTTTGCAAATTTGCAGTTTCGTGAATGACCAGTTCGCGCCGAAATTAGAGATTGAATTAAAAAACTAACGGCGCGGGTACGCGCTATCGAAAGTAATGGGCTGGAACAATACCTTATTTTACGCCGCCATTACTTACCGCATGAAAATGACGATCCCGAAAACTTAGCCCGTGCCGTGTGGCTGGATAACCGGCACTGGGAATATCACCGCATTGCTGTAGCAAATGGCATTGCCCTGGCGTTTAAAGGCGAATAATGGCTGATTTAGATTTCACACTCAGTTTAATTGATCACATCACGCGCCCTTTACGCCAGGTGCAATCCTCAGTAAACGGGTTCGCGCAGGAAAGCACGGCCGCGTTTGGCAAAGTGGCCATTGGTGCGGCCGGTCTGTGGGGCGTCGGTGCCTCTATTACCGCCGCGCTTGATCCGGCCATTCAGATGTTTGACTCGATGCAGGAAGCCAGTGCGCGGGGTATCAGTGACGATGCTCTGGCTAAAGTTGCGGATGATGCCCTTAAATTCAGCGTGCGCTACGGTGAATCGGCGGTGGAGTTTGTGAAATCCTCCGCTGATATCAACTCCGCCGTGGCCGGGCTGACAAACGCAGAATTACCCCGCGTCACTGAGGTGGCTAATACTGCCGCCAAAGCGCTGAAAAGCACGGCCGGGGAAGCGTCGGAATTCATGGGACAGATGTTTACCCAGTTCAGCGGCTACGCGGCTGAACTGGGCAAAGTCCAGTTTGCGGAAGAATTGGCGGGCAAAATGGCCTATATGAAAAACCAGTTCGGCACGGACATGGCCACCATCAAAGACCTGATGGAGGGCGCGCGCGGCGTCGGTTCAAACTACGGCGTCGGGATTGATGAGCAGTTGGCCGTATTGGGTGAGCTGCAACGTTCGCTTGGTTCTGAGGCCAGCGGATCCTATGAGGGATTCATGAGCGGAGCCGAGGCCGGTGCGCAAAAGCTGGGGTTAAGTTTCAAAGACGTGCAGGGGCATATGTTGTCATTGCCCGCCATGCTGGAAAAACTCCAGGGAAAATATGGCAAAAGCATCGAGGGCAACCTCAAGGCGCAGGCTGAATTAGATGATGCCTTTGGTGACAGTTCGGCGGTGATTAAGCAGCTTTACGGCAACGTTGACGTATTGAAACGCAACATCACCGAGCTGGGCAGCAACGACGGCATGAAGCGAGCCACCGAAATGGCCGAGAAAATGACCCGCCCCTGGGACAGGCTGACGGCGATCTGGTTTGCCATGCGTGCCGCCATAGGTTCCACGCTGTTGCCTGTGCTGTATCCGCTGGTCAACAAAATCGCGGACGGCGGCGAAAAGCTGACGCGCTGGATGCGCCTGTTTCCGAACATTGCCCGCGTGATCGGTTATGCCACGGTGGCATTGCTGAGTTTCGCGGCCGTGGGGGCAATTGCCAATATCGTAATGGGCATTCACGGTTTTATCATGATGGGCGTTACCCGCCTGTTGGCACCCATGGCCAAGCTGTTAGGGCTTAACCGTCTGGCGATGGTGGCCAGTAATGCCGTGACGCAGTTATTCAGTGCCGGATTACGCGGCCTGCGCGTCACGTTGCTGGCCGCCAGTATTGCTGCCCGCATGGGTGCCGCATCGTTCCTGCTGGTGATCGCCCCCATCGTGGCCATCGTGGCCGCCATTGCGGCGGTGGTGATTGCGGTGATTAAGTTCTGGCAGCCGATCAAAGCCTTTGTTAGCGGGTTTATCAGCGGGTTCAGCCAGGCAAGTGGCGCACTGACGCCGTTCAAAGGGCTGTTTTCGGGGATTGCCTGGGCGGTGGGGCTGGTCTGGGATAGCGTGAAAACGTTGTTCGGCTGGTTTGGAAATTTGCTGGCACCGATCCAAATGACCGAGGGGCAACTGACCAACGTTACCAGCGCGGGGGAAACATTCGGGCGCATTGTTGCCGGGGCGATTGGGCTTATCCTGACGCCGTTTGAGCTGGTCTACCATGCCATTCAAACAGTGATTGAGATGTTCGGGATCGTGTCTGACGGCTGGGCTGCGGTGGTCAGTTCTTTTGATATCAATTCGCCGGTTGAGTCCTTTGTCAAAATTGCCGGTGTGATCGGGGACGTTTTCGGCAAGCTGTGGGATACGCTGAAATCGTCATTTACAGCAACGTATAACTGGATCGTCGAGAAGCTGAATAACATTCCCGGCGTCAATATTGAGCTGAAAGAAGTCCCCGTTACGGTGACGCCCAAAGGAACGCCACCGGCGGCCACCATGCCAAATCAGGCGGCATTGGGTGGCGTGTCACCGTCCAGCGTAATGCCAGGTGCGGCGGCTTTGGGCGGTGCATCACCGGCAAACGTAAAACCTGATGCAGCGGCATTGGGCGGAGTTTCACCGGCCAGTGTGATGCCAAAGGCGGTGGCCGCAGCTGATGCCCCTGCGGCTGTGCCACCAGGTTTTAACAAGGTGACAAATCAAATTGCTGTGACAGGAAATAAAAACCTGATATCGCCGCCGCAGCCAATGGGCAAAGATATTTTGACGGGGGGAACGGTTAAAGGCGTGGAACGTGGCGGATTGAAAAAGGAAATCAACACCAATACGGAAACCACAATTGATAACAGTAAAAAAATCGGCACCGTGAATATTCATCCTTCCAAAGGATTAACACCGGCCGAGCTAATGGAATGGCAGGAATTAAACTAATGACGGACTTGCTGTATGTCGATCTCCTTATTACCGGGCGTGATTTCACGCTGAATACGGGTAATGAACCGGGCTTGTGTAATAACCGTATCAGCATTGCACAGGATATTGTCCACGCCATTATTGAAAGTGGGTTAACCACGTTATTAGTGGCAGAGCGTAGCCCGACATTA